CCAGTAGACAGCCGCAGGGCTGGAAAAACAATCCTGCATAGGAGAATAGCAATGAGTGAAAACACTGAAACAACGGAACAAGCAGAAGCCACCGAGGTGGTCCAGGACGAGCCGCAGGGCAAGCCTGAGATCGACTGGAAGGCTGAAGCACGCAAATGGGAACAGCGAGCCAAGGCGGATCACGAAGCCGCCAACAGCTGGCGCGAGTTCGAACTCTCTCAGAAGACTGAGTACGACAAGCTCGCCGATGAGCTCAACAGATACAAGTCAGAGGCCTCTGAGGCTTCTGCCAAGCTGATGAAGCTCGAAGTCGCAGCCCAGAAGGGTGTTCCGACAGAAGCACTAGACCTGTTGCCAGGATCGAGCCGTGAAGAGCTCGAAGCGGCAGCCGACAAGTTGCTGTCACTCATCGCAGAACAGTCCAAACCAAACGCGCCAAAGCCGGACCTGAACCAGGGCAAGCCTGCTACTGCAGGCAGTTCACCCGCCGATCAGTTCGCCGCTGCTTTGAGCAACCTAATCTAAACAACCAAGGAGAACCATGACTGACATCAGTCGTTCCACCTCGGGAGTTCTACTTCCAACCGAAGTTAGCTCCGAGATCCTGTCCAAGGTGCAGGAAGCATCCATCATCCAGTCTGCAGCTCGTCGCGTAAACATGCCAGGTTCTGGCGTTGCGTTCCGCACCATCACTGGTGAGCCAGCTGCTGCATGGGTTGGCGAGACCGACAGCAAGCCAGTTTCAAACGGCACCGTTGGCTCAAAGACCATGCGTCCTTACAAGCTAGCTGTTATCGAGGCGTTCTCAAACGAGTTCCGTCGCGACCTGCCTGGCCTTTACAACGCACTGGCTGAGCGTCTTCCTGCTGCTCTTGCCAAGAAGTTCGACACCACTGTGTTCCACGGAACCGCTCCAGGATCTGACTTCGACACCCTAGCTGGCGCAACCGCTATCGACTTGGGCAACGGCGTCTACGACGGCTTCGTTTCCACCCTGTCGACCGTAGCAACCGCTGGCTACGACTTCAACGGTGCAATCCTTGCTCCTCAGGGCGAGGCACTGTTGTTCGGTGAGAAGGACGGCAACGAGCGTCCTCTGTTCATCCCTAACCCTGTGACTGACGGATCTATCGGAACTGTTCTAGGACGTCCGATCTACCGCAGCCGCCACGCATACAGCGACGTTGCCAACTCGGCCAACGACGTCATCGGTTTCGGTGGCGACTGGACCAAGGCAATGTGGGGAACCGTCGAGGGCGTTCAGGTCAAGATCTCTGACCAGGCAACCCTGACCGTTGGTGAGGAAAACATCAACCTGTTCCAGCAGAACATGTTCGCAGTTCTTGCTGAGATCGAGGTCGGCTTCATCGTGCAGGACTCTGCAGCGTTTGTGAAGTACACCCTCTAAGCAACATCACACTGCTAGGGAGGGGTTGGTCCCCCGGACGGTGGACGGATCCCTCCCTAGCACCCCAAAGTTTTATTGAAGGCGAAAGGCAAGCATGAGCTGGACAAGCCCGCAAGACATACTCGATCGCTGGGTTGGTGGCGGCGAGCCAACCGACCTGGACTTGATCCAGTCACTCATCAACGACGCTGAGACTCTCATTGTTGCCGAATACCCAAGAATCCAAGAGCGGATCGACGACAACGCGCTTCCGCTAGGAAACGTTCAACTGGTCGTTTCACGCATGGTCAGCAGGATCTTGCGCAACCCGGAGAACTTGAGCTACTGGCAGCAGCAGACCGGTCCGTTCGGCCAGGCTAGGAACTTTGGCGAAGGCAACTCCGACATCTGGATGACCGAGAACGAGAAGAAGCTGCTAGCGCCAAAGCGCAACGGCAAGGCCTTCGAGACAGACCAAGCACCAAACGCGATCAGCCCAGCCCAAGACTTCGCATGGCGCGACGTCACTTGGCCGGTGTGGAGACGAGTCGGAGAGTAAATGAGCTTTATCCGCGGCGGCGAGACCATTCAGATCAAGAGGCGCTCTAAGACGTCTAGAGACGACTTTGGCAACTCAGCCTATTCAGTCACCACGATTACGGTGAAAGACGCTCTAATCGCGATAGGGAGCTCCTCTGAGCCATCTGAGCCAGCGCGAGACCACATCGACGCAACTTTGACGCTGTATCTGCCCAACGGAACTGTGATCCAGGACGGTGACAAGTTCATCATCCGCAACAGCGAGTGGGTCAAGGACGGATACCAACAAGAGTGGGTCAGCCCGTTCCCAGGTTTGGCCGGCGGAGTTGTTGTCCCGCTAAGGAGACGCAATGGCTAGGATCGTTGTCCACCCCGGCGCAGTTGACGCTTTTGTCAGCACTGATGCCGGTATCAAGACAATGCTGATGAGCACTGCGTCTCAGGTTGCTGCCGAAGCTCAGGCAACCGCTGACTACGCACAGCTTGGTCCTGGCGGCGAGCTCACCGGCTACGCCGAAGCTGGCTTCGATGTTGTCTATGAGCCTCGTGGAACCAAGCCGCGAGTTGTGATCCGAAGCAACGCAGATCCTGAAACTGCTCTTCGCGTTCACTTCTACACGCAGAAGCGTGACGGAGTTGGACACCTGCGAGCAGCTCTCTACAAGTTTACGACCCGAGGCTAACCAATGGCATTGATCTTCCCTGACATCGAGAAGGTGCTTGTTGCATACTTCGACGACGCACTGGCCGCCGTTGGCACAGAGCTTGCCTCAGACGTACGAGTAGCAACTAAGCACTCTCAGCCTGACGAGGAGCTTCCTGAGAAGCAGATCGTCATCATCGTGGCCTACAACTCAGAGTCAGATGCACGAGTCACCAGGCTGGCAACAGCCACGATCGAGGTTTATGCCGAGGACTACGCCACAGCAAATGCGCTGGGACTACTCGTTGACTCTCTGATCCGACAGGCCACAGGCCCAGAGATCAAGCGTGCTGAGGTTCGCCTCGGCCCCGTTCGAACAACCGAAGAAGGCAAGCAAGAGCGACGTTCACTTGACGTCCAGCTTGTTGTCAAGGGGTTCGAAATCTAAGTTTCTGCACCGCAGAAAACCCTGCCCTATGGGCAAACCCTTACGTAAGGAGAAAGCAACATGGCACTAAACGCCGACAATGTTGTTGTGGGTATCACCGGCAAGGTTTACGTCGGTGCAACTAGCGCAACAGCACCAACCTCATCCACATCAGCCCTGACCAGCTTCACTGAGCTGGGCTACGTCTCAGCTGACGGAGTTACCTTCAGCACTGAGCGTTCAACCAACCAGATCCGTGCGTGGCAAAACGCCGACCTGGTACGCGAGTCCGTAACCGAGGGAACCGTAACCTACGCGTTCACCTTGCTTGAGACCACTCAGGAAGTTGTCGAAGCTTACTTCGGCGCAACCATGGTCGACGGAAAGATCGAGCTCGTCCCAACCTCCACCGGTGGACGCAAGTCCTTCGTGATCGACGTTGTTGATGGCGCTAAGGCGATCCGTCACTACGTCCCAGCCGGCGAGATCCTAGGCGTCGAGGCTCAGACCATCCAGAACGGTGAGGCTGTTGCATACGGCATCACCATCACCGCTTACGCGGCTGACGGTCGAGTTGCAGACATCTTCTTCTCGGAGTTCGAGGACTAGTCACAAAGCTGCTGGGGGGAGAGTCGAGCGGTCGCTCTCCCCTCAGCTTCACCTCACTGACCGCTAACAACGCACCGCTAACCAAAGGAAAAACATGACCGCGAAAAAGAAGACTTTCGAGTTCGAGCACGACGGCAAGAAATACACCGTCCCAGCTTTCAACGCTCTCCCAATGGGAGCAGTCCGAAAGGCCCGCAAGGCCAAGGACGAAGGCGACCAGGTGTTCACCATCATCGAGATCATGCTCGGTGAGGACTCACCAGAACTAGCAGCGCTTGACGCCATGGACGGCGACCAGTTCCAGGAGTTCATGACTGCCTGGACTCAAGGCGCGCCGCTGGGGGAATCCTCAAGCTCCGAGAGCTAATCGAGGAGCACCCAGCTGAGCTGACCTATGACTTGCGCAGCAGGTTCGGTCTCTCACTGAACGACATTGGCGACACGATCACGTATCTGGAAGCCCTTTACATCATCAACGTGCTTGAGCGAGACCCAAGCAGTTGGTTTCAGGCTGCAATTCACGAGTGGACTCAGCCGGTAAGCAAAGAGTGGATGATCCTGGCGAACCTCTACGACCTGATGGCGGCAGTCAACAGCAAGAAGAAGCCAAAGCAATACCCGAGGCCGTGGCCAGACGATGGCATCACACGACTCGGATCGAAGAAGCCTCAGAAGCGAAGCGACGTTATCGCAGCGCTGGAGCGTATGAACCCAAAGGAGAACGATGGCTGAGAGAGCCCTAGCAACTGCCTTCGTCAACATCGTTCCAGGAACTGTTGCACTTGACCGCTACCTGAAGACTGGTATCGGATCTCAGATGTCAGCATCTGGAGCTATTGCCGGTGACAAGTTCGCTAAGGGAACCTCACAGGGCTTTGCCTCAAAGATCAAGGGTTACTTCGGTCCGATCGCTGCCAGCTTTGCTGCATCGTTCGCCGTCATCGGTGTCACACAGTTTGCAAAAGAGGCGATCACCCTTGCCAGCGACTTTGCTGAGCAAGGGGCCGCCGTCTCTCAGGTATTCGGGAACGCAGCTGACGACATCAACAAGTTCGCTGCCGACGGAGCCATTGCGCTTGGCCAGAGCAAGGTTCAGATCCTGGAAGCTGCAAAGAGCTTCGGTATCTACGGCAAGGCTGCAGGCTTGGCCGGTGAGGACAACGCTAAGTTCTCAACGGATCTAGTCACACTTGCCACTGACTTGGCTTCGTTCAACAACACCAGCGTTGACGAGGCAATCCAGGCCATTGGCTCAGGTCTCCGTGGTGAGGCCGAGCCGCTGCGCCGTTTCGGTGTCTTGCTAGACGATGCTGCTCTGAAGGCTCAGGCCATGAAGATGGGCATCTACGACGGCAACGGATCACTAACCCAGCAGCAGAAGGTCCTGGCCGCCAACGCAGCCATCTTCGAGCAGACTGCCACCCAGCAGGGCGACTTCGCTCGCACTAGCGCCGGACTTGCTAACCAGCAGCGCATCCTGGCCGCTCAGTTCGACAACATCAAGATCTCTGTCGGTGAGGCGTTCCTTCCGGCAATGACCAGCGTTGTCACCTTCCTGAACACCAACGTGCTGCCGGCTATCACTGGCTTCATCGACAAGCTCAAGGGCTTTGCAGCTACCGGTGACTTTTTTGGCGCACTGTTCAAGAACGTGACCAAGAGCATTGAGGGCTTTTTCACCGGCGGCGGACTGGAAACGTTCGTTGACAAGTTCCTAGCGCTGCGCAACCAGCTCATCACTGCGATCACCAACAGCTTGCCTCAGATCATCACGACTCTGGTCAACGTCGTTGTCAACGCCATTCCTGTGCTGATCAACGCCATCATCGCAACCGTCCCTGTGCTTGTGCAGACGCTTCAGAAGGTGTTGCTTGCTCTAGTTGGTGCTTTGTCGACCACAATCCCTCAGGCGATCCAAAGCATCATCAGGACTCTTGCCACTGCACTGCCACAGGTATTTGAAGCTTTGGTCGCTGCTATCCCGACGCTTCTAGCGACTGCTCAGAAGGTCTTTGAGGCTTTGGTCCAGGCAGTCATTACAACTGTCCCTAAAGTCATCCAGGCGATCATGAACATGCTGCCTCGCCTTGTTCAGACCATCACCGCCATGCTGCCAGGCATCATCCAGGCTGCTATCAACCTGTTCCTCGGCTTGCTGCAGGGACTTGCCACCGCTATCCCGAAGCTTCAGGTTGCGATCCTAAACGCACTGCCAAAGATCGTTCAGGCTCTGGCGAAGATGCTGCCGGCCATCGTCAACGGCGCAGTCCAGCTGTTCCTGGGACTGGTCAACGGTCTGGTAACAGTCCTCCCGAAGCTTCTGAACACCTTGACCGAGGTTGTGCTGCCTAAGGTGATCCAGACCATCGTCAAGCTGATCCCAATTCTTATCCCTGCAGCAGTGCAGTTGTTCCTGGCACTTGTCCAAGGCATCACCAAGGCACTGCCAGCGATCATTGCCGCAGTTATCAAACTGGTTCCTGCGATCGTCAAGGCTTTGCTCCAGGCCACGCCGTTGCTCATCCAGGCAGGTCTGGAGATCATCAAGGGCATCGTCAAGGGCATCGTCGACAATGCGCCAAC